AATTTGACCAATCAGTTTTACCTCCACGACTCTTTGGAATCACATGATCAATGTTACCTTCATTCTTTGAAAGTTTCTTTCCTGTATATTGACACATGCCATTATCTCTTATCCAGATACCATTAATGGAGAACTTTGGACGTTTAATAGGCACTTTATCATAACGACAAAGAACAATAACCTTGGGTATTTTGATCTTTGAATTGATTGTAGAGATGTAATCTGATGTCTCATCATGTGGTAGATTGATCCAATCATTCCATCTATAAGGGACCATATGATCCTCTCCAACAATATCTAAACCAGTGGCAGTACCCGCATACATCATTGACAATGATTCTGCTGGCGATTTAACATGAATCGCTTGCCAATTTCTGTTTAAGATGAGAACTGTTGTTCTATTTAGATGACTCATCTGCGTACTGCTTTATAGCCCTTTCTAAACTTTCTTTTATGCTTGGTAATTCTAATCCCAATTTTTCAATTTTAGATGTATTTAAAACACAATTGCTTCTACCAACTTTAAAATTAGCATCTGCAATTGATACAAATTTCCAATTTGGATTTTCCAAACCATTTTCTTTTAGCATTTCTGTTACTGTTTTAGCATCAACACTCCCTTTATTTGTAACATTATAAATACCATTGGTAATACATGAACCATGTGGAGCATTGGATGGTTTTTTAATTTTAATGAACTTGTAAACAAAATTTACAAGATCGTCTACATTCGTGATTGAATTTTCCTGACTAATTAAATTGTTATAATTTAATAACTTCCAAAGATAGTTTTTAGATTCAGGGATACCGTTAAATGGAATGCGAATTCTAAAAACATATCTTTCCATGTGCTGACTAAGCCTTTCAAAAGCATCTTTTGTCTTAGAATAAAATGAACTAAATTGACTATCGGCTCCAAAATTTGGAAAATCATCTTCATTATATTCTCTTCCATAACCATCATAAATGCAACCAGAACCAATATGAATAATTGGTATGTGCATTTGATTTGCAATCCTTGTTAAATAAAGAGGAACCGTTACATTATAATGGTAACAATTTTCTTTATCCGTTTCACAACCTTCTACATTTGGTCTTCCAGTATATCCAGAACAATTAATAATCCAATCAATTTTAGGTTTTGGGTATATTGTAGAACGATGTAAAAAAGTCCTAAAAGTATTCACATCAGAATAATCTAAATCAGATTTTCCAATATGAATAACATCATGTTCTTTATTTGCGGCAACTAGATAGTTACCAATATATCCTTTTCCAAGTATTAGTATTTTCATTTTATAAATTCTGCGTAAAATATTTTGTTAGTATCACCTCTAACATTGTGTGATTGTTGGGCTATTTGAGTTACATCATTTGTAAATGCTCTTATCCTATAAGAACCTAAAGCATCATATGTCCACAATTGATTTTTACCCTTTGGATAAAGATAAGCAACCATTGCATGACCATGCAATTTATTGTCACCCTTATCAATCCAACTATATCTAAAAACTTCAGCCCATATATCATATTTTCTTAGGCTCTCACGAAATGTGATAGCGGTTGGAAGACATGCATTAATTTCTCTTTCCATCCAAAAATCTGGATTTTTTGGAGTTGTTTGACAAGCTACTAATAATACAATTGTTAATAACAATAATCTTTTCATATTAAAATATATTAAGCTTCACAAGATTTGCAAGTCATAATTGAACGAGCAAGTTCTTTTGCAGGATTTGTTGATCTCTGGTAATAAAGTGATTTAATACCCTGTTCCCATGCAAAAATAATAAGTTCATTAACTGCTTTTGGTGGAGTACCAGAAGGAATAAGCATGTTCAAACTTTGTCCTTGATCAATATATTTTTGACGAGAAGCAGCCTGAATAATAATTTCTTTTTGAGATGTTTCTTCAAATGTCTTGAATACATCTTTCTCTTCTTGTGTGAGATAATCTACATGTTGAACCGATCCACTATGTTTGAGAATATCCATCCAAGTATCATCATCATTCTTATTTTTTTCTTTCAATAGTTTTTTGAGATAAGGATTCTTATATGAGAATTTTCCTTTAGCAAGATCCTTAACATAGTAGTTACTATTGTTAGGTTCAATGCTTGGTGATACTTGTCCCAAAATGAATGAGGATGACGTTGTAGGAGCAACAGCAAGTGTTGTAGTATTCCTACGACCATAACCCTTCAACAATTCGGGTTCTCCGAATAGTTGGGCAAGATCACTAGATGCTTTGTCTGCTCTTTCACGAATGGTTTTCCAGATTGTTGTATTAAGGAGTTTTGCTTCCATTGATTCAAATGCAATCATCTTGGATTGCAAAAGCGAATGCCAACCAAGAACACCAAGACCTAATGCACGATGACGAATAGCAAAATTTCTTGGCGCATCCATGAACTTCATCCCTTCGGTCTTGTTGATGAATTCTGTCATAACAGAATCTAAAAACCAAATCATTGTTTCTACTGCATCAGTATCTTTCCATTCTTCCCACTTTTCTAAATTCATTGAAGACAAATCACAGACGAATGATTCATCTTCACTATTAGGAAGCATAATTTCTGTGCAAAGATTGGATTGTTTAATTTTTAATTTTTTATCTTTGTAAACTTTTGGTGCTTGTTTGTTTACATTATCTGTAAAGAAAATATAAGGATAACCAGATTCAAATCTTTTCTTTAATACTAATCCCCAAATTTTTCTTTTTTCTTTGTCACCATCAATCATGGATTTCATCCATGAATCAGAAACAGTGACACCAATTGAAATATCTTGAATTTCATTTCCTTCTCCACGAATTTTTAAAAATTCTTCAATGTCTCCATGATCGACCGGAAGATATGCTGCAAATGAACCTCGTCTTACATTACCCTGAGAAACAACGCTCATGAGTTTATTATAGAGTTCCATGAAATGAATTGAACCAGTTGATTCTCCACCGGAAGATATTTCCGTTCCTCTTGCTCTAAGATCTCCAAAGTAAGCAGAAGTTCCACCGCCATTCTTTGTCATGATGCCTATTTCCGCAACTTTACCCAAAATTCCTGCCATTGTGTCAGGAATTTGAGAACCAAAACAAGAAATAGGAAGACCTCTTTTGCGACCAAAGTTTGACCAAATAGGACTTGCAAGAGAATAAAATCCTCTGTGCATATAATCTTCAAACTTTGCAGCAAACCCTGCTTCTTTCAATATTTTTTCTGCTGCAACAGCAATATCTCTGATTCTTTGTTCTGGAGTTTCATCCTCTAAAAGATAACCTCTTTGAAGAAACTTTCTGGAGTCTTTGTTAAGCCAATAAATGTCCGATTGTTGCTGATTGGTACTCATAAAATAGATATATCTATCTTAGCAAATTGCCAAAGAATAGCAATCAAATTATAAATTTATTTTATGATTTTAATTCACTTTTAACGTAATTAAAAACTTCCATTTTATCTTCAGGTACATCTGTATTAACAATTTCTTGTTTATCGATTTTTAAACCAACAAGTGAACTGAAAGCATAATTTCTTTCTTTCATACCAACAACATTTGGTGCTGATGCTGGATAAAGAAGTTTTTTTGCTTCTTCTTTTTCTATTTTATGAATCTCTCCGCTTTGTTCACGAACAACAAATATACTTGTAGTTGCTTGAATATATGTTATATCAAATAAAAGAAGTGGATTTCCTTTTATTGATATCCCAACATTTCTAGAAATTCTATTTTCAACCGCTTTTCTTGCACCAACCTCAACAGGTTCTTCTCCTCTTTTTTCTAATTCACGATTTAATTTTCTTCCATAACTACCAAGACTAGCAACTGTTTGAGTTATTTTATATATGGTTTGATATGAACATTGTTTTTTATAAAATTTTGGAGTTGTTACAGAAGTAAAACTAAAAGGAATCTCTCTATTTCCTTCTGTTTTATTTTTATTCACAACCAAATCCATTATTTGTTGTATTGACATTGGAGTTCCACCAGCACCAAGACCAAATGCCATTTCATTATAAATTTGACTGTATAAATTTTCTAAAATTAAAGTATCTTTATTTCTCATAAAAAATATTTACATTAAAAAAGATCTGATTCGTCAAAAGATTGACCTTTCTTAGAATACTCAACAGGACGAGAATGAAAAAAATCAGTCATATTATTTCCAATCAATTCTTCTTCGAACCATTTAGTTTTACTTAAAAGTTCTTTATCTATAGTAAAAACTTTTTTAAATTTAATTTGTTTGAGAGAATCATTGATTCGATTTTTGATGAATTCTTTTAAAATATCAGCAGATAATCCTTCTTCTTGAATACCATTAACCATCCAATCAACGATTTGTGATTCAGATTCAAATGCTTGAACAGCCTCCTTTGCAATCTTATCTTCCAGTTCTTCATCAAAAAGATCTGGATATTCTTTACGAATTGTATTGATAAGTTTGATTCCAACAAGAGCATGAATGTTTTCTTCATTGCGAGTATATTTTACTTGTTGATCTGTATCTTTAAGGACATTTTTAAAGCGAGCAAACCAGTTAATAACATAGAACTGAGAAAACAAAGAAACGTTTTCTACAAACAATGTGAATAAAATAAGAGCATATAGATATTGTTTCTTTGAATCTTTGTAATATCTATGTGTATATTTTCTAAGATATTTTACTCTTCCTTCAATCCAATCTAACTTGAGATTCTTTTCAAAAATATCTTCAAGTCCAAGAATTGAAATAAGTCTTTCATATGCATTATTATGAATAACTTCTACATTTGCCATGACATATCCAAGATCAGAAAGTGATGGATGAGGAAGATTTTCTCCCAATTTTGCCCAAAAAGTTTTGACTGCAATCTCTATTTGCCCAATAGCAGAAAGAGTGCGAACAATAATTTCTTTTTCTTGGTCAGTAAGATTCACTTTAAATTGCTGAATATCAGATTTAAAGTTAAATTCTTTATCTGTCCAGAATCCATTATGCATTGCTTCAATAAATTCATCTGTCCATGGGTATTTGTTAGGTTTACGGCTTATTTGTTCTTCGAATATCATAATTTTAATTAGTTTTATTTCTCTTACGTTTACGTTTTGGTTTTTCTAAAAAGTGTCTTTGTAGTTCAGATTTATAAAATTTTATACTAAGGTATTTTAAAAATCTTGCATGATCTAAATAGCTTACATTGTTCCTAATTCTAGACTCTGCATAAAGAACCTGTGTCTCATTCCATTCAGGGTGGACATAGTGTATACATTCATGATAAGCAGTCGAGATAAATTCTGATCTTGGATCAATTTCTATATCTGTCCAATTACAAGAACCATCAAAACCCCTCATTTTCTTAAAAAGGAAAAATTCTGGTGGTTTTTTTCTAACCAGATCCAAACACCTCTTATAAAGTTTTTGAATTTTAATTTTTCCCAACTTTTTCATGACAATACTTATCAATTTGTTTTAGGTCTTAAAAGTAATATGTAAAGTATTAATACTGAACACCATGTGTTGTAAGAATACGGAATTGGATATGATATTAAATTATTAATACTCCATATAATCATCAAAGGAATTGTGCTTATACAGAGTAAAACAGCAAAAATATAAATGGTCACTTTTAACATATTAAAGAATTATCGACTAAAATCTTTTATATGTCAACGATTAAAAAATATATTGATTTATGGGATTGTTTCTGTTAGTTTAGTGATATGTTCAGTATAAAAAATAAAAATATCTACAAAAGCAAAAAAGAACATGAACTTTATTCTCTTATTAATAGTACTGATTTTAATATATCACGTTATATTTTAAAAGAATATGGGAGTTACCCATCTACTTTTTATGTGGATGATAAATTTAATGATAAAATTTATAATTTTCTTTTAGAAAAAGCTAAATTAATAAAGTTTAACCTAACAGGAAAATTATCTTATGTTATACAAGATAAAAAAGAATTTCGTGGAGGTTCTTTTTGGTTCTTTTATAAAGATGTCTATATAAAACTATCTGTTAGTGGACAAGATGAAGAGCTTGATATAAGGTTTAGTAGAACCGAAGATGAAAATGATAAAAAATATCATATGAATAAAACTAAAACATATGAGATGACTATTGTAGCACCTTCTGATGTTCAAAATTATCATTTTGAAGATTTTAAAGATTTTGTTATACAACACACAGGAAGTAAAATTCATCTTTTTATTAAGAATCAATATGGAGATTATAGTTTTGAACCAATTAAAGTTAATACTCCTGAGATCGATTTAGGTCTTAATTATGGTAAAAAGTTTTTAGATATAGATAAACAAATCCAAGATAGACTTTTAAATTCTAGTACAGGTCTTTTCATGTTTCATGGAAAACCCGGAACAGGAAAAACAACTTATATAAAATATTTGGCTAGTAAAATCAATAAAGATTTTATCTTTATACCAACAACAATGATTGAAACATTTACTTCTGATCCAAATTGTCTTCAATATTTGATTCAAAAGCCAAATTCTATTTTAATCTTGGAAGATGCTGAAAAGGCGGTTCTTAAAAGGTATGGTGATACATTGGACTCTTCTAATGTATCTGCTCTCTTGAATTTATCGGATGGTATTCTTAGTGATATATTAAAAATATCTGTAATTCTTACATATAATTGTTCAAAGAATGAAATCGATTCTGCTCTAAAGAGAAAGGGAAGACTTCAAGCAGATTATGAATTTGATCTATTAGATGTAGACGATGCTATTAATTTGGCAAAACATTTAAATGTTTCTAACGATTTAATTGATACTATTAAAGAACCAACATCTCTTGCTGACATTTATAATCTTGGAAAAGATGTTGAATTTAAAAATGATTTAATCAAAAAAGAAGAACAAGAAAGGATTGTAGGTTTTGCAAACTCTTGATTTTAATAGTTTAGTTATATTGGAAGATTCTTTTTCTAATGTTAGATTTTTTGATAAAGATCATCATTATGAAATTGATGGTGAACGTGTATCAAAATCTGTATCTCAAATCATTTCTAAATACGAAACACCATTTGATACAAAAAATATAGCAGAAAGAATAGCTAAACGTGAAAATAGACATATAGATGAAGTTTTAAATGAATGGGAATGGAATAAAAATTATTCTTGTCATAAAGGTTCTGAATTTCATTTAATAGTAGAACAATTTTTTCAAAGAAGATCCATTCCAATCAATAAAAATTCTTTTATTGGTTTCTTAAAAGAGAATGGAGATATCTTTAATCAAAATGATAGGATCAAAACTTACTATAATGAAATAGCGGTTTTTATTAATAATTTTAAAAATTTTTATGATTGGTGGAAAAACGATCACATTCTTTTAAAATCCGAATTTGTAATAGGAGATAAAGAAACAAAACTTTGTGGTACTATTGATAACCTATCATACAATAAAAAAACCAATGAACTAGTACTATTTGATTATAAGACAAACAAAGAAATAAAAAGACAAGGTTATAAAGGAGAAACTTTATTGGCTCCTCTTAATAATATACCTAAATGTGAACTGGGTAAATATAGTTTGCAACTCTGGTTATATAAATTAATCATAGAAAGAAATACTCCATTTAAAGTTGGTGATAGTTATATAGTTTGGGTTGCAGGTAAAGATGATTATGAATTAATATCATTATTGGATGTTAAAGCAGAAGCAGAATTAATTTTAAAAAATATATAGTTTTTAATTTTTTTTATGGAAATGGAATATGTGGAGTGTAAATATTCATATAACATATGGACCCATTAGCAAAAGCATACTTAAAAGTAATCACCGAATCATCTGACGAACTTCAAAAAGGTCAAGACGTAAAAGGCTACACTCCAAAAGAAGGAGAAGCTTTCGGTGATGACACTAACGCAAAAAAACTTCAACCAAAATCTGGACCTGAATCAAAAGGAACAGAAGATGTAGAAAATCCCGAAGAAAATAAAGAATTGAGCGTTGATGGAGAAAATGACGGTAAAGTAAAACCTCTTGGTAAAAACTATGCTGAATCAAAAAATCCATTTGATATGCTTTTCAATAAAATCATTTCTGAAGAAGGTGAAATGATGGATTTCTCAACAGGAGAATCACCAGAAGACAGTACATTTGAACCATCAATGGAGCGTGAAGAATCCGATGAATTTGGTTTAGAAGACGAAGAAGGTAATGAAGGTGAAGAAATCACAATTACTCTCAATAAAGAATTAGCACAACAACTTCATGACATCTTATCACAAGTTCTCACAGAAGGTGAACATGAAGAAGGTGAATCCGAAGAAGAAGAATCATCAGAACATGAAATGGGTGGTGAAGAATTCGGTGAAGAAGGCGAAGAGGGTGAAGAAGAATCATTTGAGGGTGGAGCAAAACCTTTCGGTGAAGCCACAGAAATGCAAGAACTTGGGACACCAATTACAGACACGGAAAAATTGGCTCATGGATTACACTCCAAAGGCAGTTATACAGTAAAAGGTGCAGTTCCTGTCACAAAGAAAACAGCCCAAACACCAGCAACAGGTAAGGGTCATGATGGAAAATTAAAAGCACACTCAACATCAGGTGGCATTAGCAAATTGCAAAGCAAGAAACAAGATGTCGGTGGTGTAAAAGTTGGAAAAACATTATTCGATAACGATTAATAACCTCTACCAATTGGTATAATAAGAAGCCCCACTGTTTAGTGGGGTTTTTTATTGTAAGTATATTTGTGAACTTTAAAGACTATTTTTTTAGAGAATTTGTAGATTTAGAAAATCCTTTTGCAAAAAAAGATAAGAAATTGATGAGCACTAATACTGGTTCTCATCATCATCAAACTCTTGGAAGAGCCATGAATATGGGACATAGAAAAAGCGGTAAAGAAAATCTTATTGCTGTTTCTCAATCACAACCAAAAAAAGCATTACATCCTCAAGTTGATTTATGTCTTAAACTTAAAAAAAATATTCCTTTAGATATAAATGTTGCGATGGATATTATAAAAAAATATGATGTATGTCCAACACCAGAAGAGTCTAAAAAAACTTTAAATTCAGAAATACCAGAAGTTAAAATACAAATGGTAAAACCTAACGTCTATATATTATTATATAATGGAGAATAATAATGGAATCTCTTAGATTTTTAAACAAACAAGTAAATCAAAATGAGTTAAATAATTTTGATAATTGGTGGTATGAACAAATTAGTATTTATGGACAAGATGTAATTTATTATAATAATATGGCAACATTAACAGGTATGAATGTTCTTTATGGTGAAGAACCTGATGCTGGTTTTGGTATTGGTAAAAATTTAATTGTTTTATTGAATATTACAAATGATTCTTATATTCTTTCAAAGTTTGGAATTGTAGCTGATAGTGATATGACAGGTGTAATTCACCCTAGACATTTTACAAATCTTTATGGTTTATCATCTGAACCAAAAATGGGAGATTTGATGAAGTTACAAGAATTTGGACAAGATAGATTGTGGGTTCCAAGAAAAGGTCCGACTATTTATGAGTTATCAGAAGTAGTTGATGAATTTCAATTAAATGCATTGGGTGGTCACTATGTTTGGTTCTTTAAGGCTAAACGTTATGATTACAGCTTTGAAGATGGAAGTCCCGGTTCTGGACAAGGTAATACACCTAATAATGACAATGATAAATTGGAAGCACTAGCTGATTCTAATTTTAATTATACGGAAGATAATCCATGCAGTAAACCAAGTGTTTATGGTGATTATTAATAAGAATAATCTTTGATATTAGGTTCGTCTTCTTTAAAACAAACATCAATTTTATGTTCGTGTTTTAAAATTTTCTTTAATATAATATCTTCAGTTGATGTTATATATTTCATTATTTCTAATGGTTTTAAATTTACTTTATTGAAAGGAATTTTTTTTTCTTCTGCTTTATCTGCACAATAATTAACAGCTTCATATAAGGCTATCCATCTTGCCCACTTAGAAGAATCTTTATGTATGTTTAGCCAATTATTTTTCATTGTTTTTTTCGTCCACTAAAGGAATTCCTGTTAAATTTGGAACATTTACAGGTTCTGTAATTCTTGCTACACTAAAACCTATATTCACTAAATTTTTATTTTTACATTTATCACATTCAAATTCTATTCTTTCAACATCATTTGGAAAAAATGTCATTAGATTATTAGCATTACAATAAGCACATTCTAAGATTGTAGATAATGGTTCAAGCAAATCTAACTGTTTTTGTTTTG